GATTTTGCAGAATAGATTGAGACTGCGTTAATTCTCTTGCCTGTATTGGAAATCCAGGACGAAATAAAACCCGATAAAAGTTCTTTGCTTTATCAAAGTCGTCGTAATACGGGGTTACATTTAAGTTAGTATTTTGTGCCATTCGTTTAGAACTCGATTACGATTTTAATGTCTTCTACTTGGTCGTTTGCACGACTAATGGATCTCCTATTATCTATGTAAACAACCTGACCGCTATTTGATTCGATCTCAGGTTTTGCATATCCATTATTAAATTTCATACCCAAGTCATACTCTGTGTTGTTAATAGTTCTTGAAGAAGAATTAGGAACAGCAGGGAAGTTAACATCAGGAGCACCAGCAGCACCAGAAGTAGCACCACTAATAACATTAGAACCATCGAATTCATTCTGTGTACCAGTAACTTCAGGGAAGATACCGTCTACAGCATTCTGATAGTATTTCAAAAGCTTTGTAGTTGCGTTCCATGATATAACACGAGCACGAGCAGTAACGTTAGTACCACCAACAACTCTTGTTTGTGTTATGATTTCATCAGGAACATAGTTACCTTGGAAGGTAGGAGCAAATATAACTGCCTTACAAGCAGAAACTGTTAGGTCTGATATAAGTTCAGCAGTACCATACTTAAGAGGATTAGTAATTAAACCAATTCTTCTGTAGTCGTTATCAACTGGGAAGTCTCCTGCACCCTCATCATATGAGAGTTTAGCATTAATCATTGTTCGGAAAGCACCGACTTCAACAACTGAATCATATCCATGTCCATTTGGAGGAGGAATGATTACATCAACTTGTCCACCAGTACCAGTACCGATACCAGTTATGTTGTCTACACTGATTTTACCGAATGTATATCCAGTACCACCAGATGTTACAGTTGCAGAGATGATTTTACCACCATCAACGACAATACTAACGCGACCTCCAGTACCATCACCATTAATAGCGACGTTATCGTACGTTCCATTGTTGTATCCTGCTCCAGCAGCGTTAATTACTACAGTATCAACTTCTCCAGAAACAGCATTCGTCTTTACGGCTGCGTTAGTGAAGACGGGCATATAATCATTAGAGAAGAATTTAAGGACGGAAGCAACGGGGATGGTGTACATATACTTCCAACGATATCCATCACCAGTAGTGACAATGGAAGTAGAAGTACCAGTAGGCTCAACTGTAGAAGGTTTACCATTAGGATCAGACGGTGAAGTGCCATTATAGATGCACTTATATACCTGATACTGAGAGTTTACAACATAAAAGTCAGAGTCATATAGTTTAGTAGCACCTGAGGCAGCAGTTTTACTTGGAGAATAGTCATGACGATACATGTCATAGGTGAAACCTAATCCACCAGTAGTTTGTTCTGGGGAAACCCAGTCAATTCTACGAACAACCTGTACGGTATCAGAAGCAAGGACTCTCTTCAAAGATACCATATCATCATAAGAACCCGAAAATTCGGAGAATGAATCTACTGCCTGTGGAGGCGAGTTTTCATTATCCCAAGATTGCGGTCTTCCGATAAACAGATACACCCTATCACGATTGGCACCAGCAGCCGTATCGGATTGAGTCGCATCTGGACCTTCAAGTGCCTTAATGAATTTTTGCGCTGAAAAAATTCTAAATTGATCTGTTAATAGAGCTGCCATGTCCTAGTGACTATTGTCCTCTTGTTTATTTATGATGGTTACGAACGAACAGTTGTCAGATATTCAATTCGATTAATTCTATATGATGCTCCAGCATTACCATTAATCTTTTCTCCACCCAAAACTGCTTGTGCTATAGCACCATTTGGAGTTGAAGCAAACTTACCATCAGAGATATTATTAGATGCATCTGTGAAAAGAATGAATGGATGTGTCTTGTATGAGTTATCTATTGATTGCTTATACCCATACCCGCCATTAATAATATTGATAGAAGCAACTTGGTCTGCTGCAGTTGTCATATTGACGGTTGCAGTTGCTTGTATATCTCCTAATGCACCACCCCAGTTAATAGTCTCACTATTTCTACTTTCAGTAGCAGGAGAAGTCGGACCCTGAATCTCTAATAATGGAGTAGCACTATAGTTCTGTCCAGCATCCTGAATAACAAAGTCAATGATTGATGAATCATGAGAGAATTCATAAAGATAACCAGCAATACCAACATTAATATTGCCTGTATTATATGGAACAATATCCTTAAGTGTAAGAATACCATTTGAAGGATCCCATGATACACATGTTCCTCTAACTCCAGAAATAGCACCAGTTACTAGTTCATCAACACCGAAGTTCTGACCATTATTGTCTGTACTCAATTCAACATATATCTTAACAAGTGCTGTATGGTCTACACCATCACTTAGACCACCTGCACCTGTAATAGTTGCATACTTAAATGGTATATCTGCGTCTTTAATATTGTCTCCAACTTGGAAGAGGGTAGTATTTTGACCACCAAGGGTTTCTTCAATACCATATAATGATGTATGAATACCACCATCAAGACTAATTTGATTGAGGAAATCTGTACCTGTATTTACCAGATCAGGAATACCATCTCCAACTGGTGGACCTGCAGGTATAAGATCTTGGAATGCCTTATCTTGTAAAGTTGAAATAGGAACTGTTAAAGTTGTAATTACACTTCCAGTAGAATCAACAACTACGTGAGGATTAAATCCTGATGGAGCACTATCTGCAACACCAGCATCAAACTGTACAATAGCATCCTCAGTAGAAGGAAGACCACCATCAATAAATGCTAATTCATCAATTTCAAATGTAACTAATAGTGCTCTTGAAACTGGATCCCAATCATATACTTTAGCAACTTTATTACTAGAGTTTTCAACCTTTCTAATAACTCTGTCACCAACATTAAACTTATAGTTTGAACTACCATCTGCATTATTCTGTCCAGCATCAAGAACAATACGCTGATCATAGTTAAAGTTTACACCTCTTGTTAAACCTGAGAACTTACCAGCAGATTTAGAAGTATAAGAAATAGTTTCTGTATCTACAATAATCTTACCTGAACCTGGATATGCGTCTGTAGAATCAACAAACACATCTGAATCAGATGCACCAAGTTTTTTAACTAATCCAGTTAAGTAGATTGCAGAAGAGTTAAATGCCTGTCTTGCTCTTGACTTACGCTTAAGATTAACAAGTTTAGTGAATATTATATTTGGTGAAGATGTATATCCAGTACCAGGTTCAATAACATTAATACCAGTTATAGCACCTTGACTAATAGTTGCCTCTGCCTTAGCACCTAATCCTCCTCCACCAGTAATTAAAATATATGGTGCCTCTTGATAGTATTCACCAGAATTTACAACACTAATTGATGTAACCTTACCAAGTTTATCAATAGTAGCTGCACCTTCAGCACCTTGTCCACCACCACCTTCAAATATAAGAGTTGGTGGAGTTGCATAATCTCTACCAGTATTGTTTAGTGATAAACCAGTAACTGTTTGTACAACTGGACTACCAGTTGCACCAGTTCCACCACCACCTAAAATTCTTGCAGTTGCAGCACCAAAATAATTATCACCCTTTTGGGTCATCTTAATATAAGAAAGTTGACCAGGATTATCTGTACTTAATACAATCTCACCTTCAGCACCTTCTGGGAATATTGATGGCATTTGTGGTACTGTACTACCTTCAAATATAGGAGCACCATAGAATTTTAAACCAATAGCATAAGGATATACAGGATTACCTGAACCATCCTCTGTCATAAAGTAAGCATAAGTTCCATTTGGATACTCAGGAGTCACAGCAAACTTACCATTATACTCATCAAGAGTACCAACACCAGAAGCCCAAATATAATCTTGTGTTAAATCTCCAAGAATATAACCACCCTGAACAGTTCTTAATCCTAAATTAGATGTTGAATATCCAAAAACATATAGAGCAGGAGGAGCATCTACAGGAACTGTCCACCTCATCTCTCTGGTAGTTGCCAACTGGAAACCACTTATATAATTTGTATATGTTACTTCAGAACCATTAATATAATACTTAATTCCTTGACCTGTATAAAGATATGATGTATCTCCTAAATCGCTTGGATTGCCAGTAGAGTGCCAACCATTTTCTACAGTAGAAAGTAATAAATGGTTTACACTTGGTTGATCATCATTACTTGAATCATTCTGTTGGAAGACATAAGTCTTTCCTCGTTTAAAATCTAAGAAGTTTGGTCTTGCACCATCAAATAAGAATTGTCCACCCGATACTGTAACAGCATAAGTGACTGTTGTTGCAGTAGTTACTTCAGGACGAGCACCTGGAAGTTCTGCAGTAGTTCTTAATCTATATCCAGATACCTCTCTAGCAACAGTACCAGAAGAATTATATCCCCAAGGTCCATAAATTGGATATCCATCATAGGACATACCCAATATCTTAGAGTGACCATCTACATGCCTTCCATAGTCAGGACCAGTAGCAAAGAAGTTTCTAACATAATAATCATTAGCTGGTGTATGAGCCTCAACAGTAGGATCCAGAATCATATAACCTTCATCACCTTCATGCCCAGACATATATCGATGATTTTTACAATAATAATAAATTTTATTAGTCTCATCCGCATTCATTAAGAATATCGGTTGTAACTCAGTTTCATAATCTACAGCAGGTGCTGCACTTGAACCTGTACTATTGTAATATAATGCTCCACCATTCAATAAACCATCTCGTGTAGTACTGAATTGCATTGGATGTCCATCAGTATGATGTGATCCAGGAGAGTTAGTAGCATCTGATTGATCCCATATAATTAAATAATTTCTTTGAACTTTAATATTTTCGGGAGCAAAGTAATATTGACCTGGAACAAATGCACCAAATTCTGCAGCATCAGCACCAAAATCAATATAAAATATTCCGTTAACAAAGTTATATGGAACAGCATTAACTGTAAATGAGAATCCTGTAGACCCTAAGAACTTATCATTTTCAGCAAAATCTCCACTTGTTTCTCTTAAATATATTCTTGTTACTTGATTTGTATTATCTCTTACTACCTTAGCAATAGTACCCTGAGCATTACCACCAATTTCATCTACAACTCTTCCAACTTCTACATTACCTAAAGTCTCATCAACTTGATTAACTGTCAGCATTATATTATCAAATTCTACCTTAATCTTCCAAACAAATTGTTGTATATCACCCCATCCAAATACTCCATTCGTTAAAGCAAATTGATCAATAGTTTTACTTGATTGGTAATATTGAATATTACTATCAGTAATGGTATCATAAGTATCTGTATTTTTTATATAATCATACTTAACAGTATCAATAGAAAATCCTACTGGAGCATTACTAATAGAACCCCATTCTGGAGTGTGTAGTAATCCACCATTTGCTAATACACCAGTTACCTTATTTGTCTGTTCTTCTCTTGCTGCAGGATTAGGTACGTCTTTACCACCCCTGTAAATAAATGTTTGATTGAAATTTCTATCAACTAAAGGACCACCACCAGGAACTCTTTCTGCTGCAATTGGAGTTGGTCTTGGATGATTATCCGATGTAATAGTAAGTCTATCTGTCTTCTTATTATCACTATTAAGAGTAAAAACTCCAGCAGTAGGAGAGTTTGGATGAGTCTGCCAAATTCTATTAACATCAAAAGATGTTACAACATTAGGAGTTTCATCCTGAGGAACAATTTGTAATCTTAAAGGATCATATCCTCTACCTCGATTTAAAACCCTAACATGAATAATCTGACCTGAGTCATCATCAATAATAGGATATAATAATGCTTCAGCATCTGGTGTGCCACATCCCTGTATAGTCAAACGAGGAGGATCATCCGATGTATAAAGACTACCACCGTTAACTACTTTGACCGCACGAACTCCAAATATTTCATCAAAAATAGGTTCAATGACGGCACCAGAACCAGGAACTGTTCTTGCCATTTATATTATGCTACGTTGATTGTGCCATTCATGGCAGCGTGTAATGTACATTGATAATAAAGTGTTGCAGGAGCATCCATTGGTACAGTCCAATAGAGCACTGTTGTTCCACTACCACTTTGTCCAGTAGTATAAGGAGTACCAGCTAAACCTTGAGTACTCTGAATCCTAAAGGGGTGACCACCACCTTGGATTGAGTTATCAAATGCATAGGTAAATCCTTTATACACAGTGAAAGTAGGATCATTTACAACCCCACTAAATCCTGGTCCAGAAACTGTATAATCTCCAGTTCCTACTGCATTCAACTCAAACCAAATAAGTGGACTTCTATTAGGTTTCCAAACAGAACCATCATAAAATACTGAATCTCCTTGAGTAATACCAGCAATATCAGTGTCAGTTAGAGCAGCAAATGTTGTTGTTAAAGTTCCAGAGAAATCAACTGTTACCGTATCTCCAGCAACAGATGTAGTGATATTAGTACCACCAGCAATAGTCAATGTATCTGTTTGAGTATTTGCTGTTGTGTTACCAGTATCTCCAGCAACAGTAGCAAATAAATTAATAGATGCAATACCAGATGCATCATCACCAGGTTTCCACTTACTTGCTGTAGAATCCCATTTTAAAACTTGGTTATTAGTAGGAGCAACCGTAGTAGTATCAACGTCTACTAAATCATTAGCACCTGAATATTGTGTTAAAAGTTTTGCTTTTGTATTACCTACACCACCAGCAGTGATATTAATATTAACATATGGATTATCATCACCACTTACAGTATAAAAAATTCCTCTATAATCTGCTTCAGCAGGAGCAACACCTGTACTTGCATACTCATTCTTATACTTTAGTTTAGTCGGGAAATCAATGTCTCCAGTCGTACCATTAAAACTATTAGTGATACCCCCAACACCGAGAGTAAGGTTGCCTGTTCCGTTGGTAGCGATATTAATGTTTCCATTAGACGAGGATATGATAGAACTTCCATTTACGTCTAAATTAGCAGTTAAGTTTGTATAATCTGAAGGTAAGAATGTTGACCCATTATAGCGCAAAACTTGTCCAGTCGCAGGGTTAGTGGTATTAACAGTTAATGTTGTACCATTACCTAACGCAGCATAGACTTCATCGAAATTGTCGTTAATCTTGTCTCCACCTGCTCGAAGGGTATCACCCGTATTATCGTTAGCATTCGTTCCAAGACTTAATGATTGTTTAGCCATTACTCGCTACAATTTTTAGTTATTTATAAAGGTGTCTCAGGGTCAACTGGTTCTTCACCATATAGACTTAGATCAGGAGCAGTCCAATCATCAGGAACTGATGTTTCAACTGCGATAGTTGGATTCGCATATCCAGATCCAGGATTACTAACTTCAACACCACCAACTCCAACAAGAGCTCGTATAGCACCCTCAAATCCAGATATAGAGTCAATTCTTACAGTTGGTCTGGTAGTATATCCAGATCCACCTGAGGTAACTTGTACATCCTTAAGTGTGCCAGAAGTTAGATTTGCGTTTGCAATCGCACCTGAACCAAATACAGATCCAAGATAATCGAAGGTGATTAGTGAGTTAGAGGATTCAATAACAGCAACTTCTCTATCTGAAGTCTCACCTTGGATGTCAATAAAGTCACCAGGTTCGACTGGAGGTACAACCTCAGCAGCGTCAACGTCTGCTTCAGAACCAACGTAGGAGAATGCAACGAATGTTGATCCCACACGAGGAATTTCAGAGAATAGAATTCTTGAACCAACAATCTCAAATCCAATTCCAGGTTCCTGTATAACACCATTCAGTGAAACGATGATGTTATTTTCTGGACGTATGGTAGAAGATTGTACACCCTCAGTTAGCGTTAGTGAGTAGAATACGTCATTACGCTTGAGGTTAAATGACTGACGTAAGGAGTCGAACTCGAATGAAATATCATCCAATTGTCTCAACTTACCTACGTAGAATCCTGTGAATGATGCTCCTAAATCTGGTGCCTCTTGGAATTGAATCTCATCAGAGAACGCTGTATATGCGTTAGATGCACCTGGAGGTTGTAGAATACCATTAATGAATACAAGTAGATGTCCTGCAGGATCTGGTAGATATGGAGTACCATTTTGCTGAGTTAACTTGAAGTTTGTAGTAGTTCCATCAAATCCCTTGAATGAACGCTTAACACGTGCCTTGAGACTTACTATATCTTCAATAACTGAAGCATATCCGTCTGGACCTTTAATAGAATCCTTAGGATCAAAGGTACCTTTGATACTTGAAAGATAAAGTCTTCTATTAACACCAACTGTTCTAATGTCCTGAACAACTGCAGCTGCAGCACCAGCAGTAGTAACCTTAGTGTTAATACTTGCGTAACCAATTGGGTTAGATAAACCAGCACCATAGTCACCTACAACATCACCGTTAGTAATGGTTCCTTGATACTCTTGCATATAGATGAAACTATTATCAAGATCAACTGCAGTAATAATACCGTAAGTATTCTGGTCTTGTATACCAGATACAACCTTATAAAGTCTGTTACCAACAGTGAAGTTGTTAAGACCACTAAGGACTGTAACACCAAGTCTTATGTAACCATTAGATGCGATTCTTGCACCAACACCTATATCAAGTCCAGCATACTTGACAACATCAAGATACTGTCTGGAAGATTCAGGATAAACAACAGCAGTAGTTTCAAATGTACCTGTAAGAGTTGCGGTATCAACTGTTAGAGTACCACCAGTATTATCTAATGTAGCAGCCTCTCTTCTAAGGAATCCAGTAGGAGTTGCTGTAGCACCTGAAGTATATCCCTTAAATGGAACATTATCTTCAAATTCACCCTTAAGGTCGATAACATGAATTCTATTTTCTATAGCACTAATCTGAGCAGTTGTGGAGTTTTCAGCACCAACAACATTATCAGTGATAGCCCAAGGTCCAGCAGTTACCTTAACATCAAGATACTTGTAGTTGGCATCTGACCAGAAACCATATACAACACCAGTGATTGAAGGTGCACCTTGCTTGGCAACAGTCTCACCCATAGTGTAAGGACCGTCAGTGATATCACCATCAATTCTAAATCTTTGGAATACCTGTACGATCTTACCTTCATTTAAGGTAAGATTTTCAAGTTCACCGTATGTGTTACTTAATAAACCATACATGTAATCAGCATTCTGTATACCACCACCAACACCTTGAGGAATTGATCTTGTTCCATATGTCTTAGTTGGTAGAGAAACACCATTTACACTATTGTAATTAGTATAAGATGAATCAACAGTTAATTGCTGACGAATAATATCGAGACAGTATCTAACTATAGCACTTGCTGAATCTGCATCATACCATGCAGCAGCTTCATCATAGAATGCTTTATAGAAACCAGAATTAGGTGATGGAGAAGTTAGACTATTATTAAGTGCCTGAGACATATAAGTCTCCATCAAATCTAAAGCATAATTCTTAATATTATACTCAGCGTCAGAATAGAAGATCTTAGCATCTTGAGATTGATATGGATCTAAGGCATTCTTATTGAGTTTAGCACCCCAGACATAAAGTCCATCACTATTATTACCAGCGTATGTTTGAGCACCAGAGGCATTCTTAACATAAACTTGTGCTCTCATTTCTGCGAAACCGAAGGAGAATGTTAGAGTAATATATGCTCTATACCATCCATCTCCAAGAGGTACAACACCGTATGCATCACCAGTTACACCATTTTGAGGTGTGAATAATGTTCCAACTACACCTGTGTCAAGTGCAACATCAAAGAATGCATTCTGAACAGCAGCAGTGCCATAGTTCAGTGATAACATTACACGAGCGTTATCATATTCACCCTTCTTAAGGAAGACGGAATATGTGTATTGCTGTGTAGGAGATGTTCCAGAAGCACCTTCGTCAAATCTTTGATTGTTTGCGTCCCACTTGATAGTATCATCATCAAATGTATCATAAGCAGATAGATTATAAACTCTATGAATTGTATGATCTGCGTTAGTAGAAGAAGCAATTAATTTATCAGCAGTTAATGTTCCATCAGGAGCAAGTAGAGCATCATCAGTAAATGAAACCTCAGTACCAGTCCAATTAATTGAGAATTGCTCTGGGTTAGTGAGTAGGTTAGTACCAGCAAGTTGACCACTTACATTAGAAGTGATAAGTCTTGCACTACCAAGTGTCTTAACATTAGAAACACTATCGTACCACTTGTAACTATTACCAATACCAGCAGGATCAATAGTTGCAGTTGCACCAGAATCGTTACCTGTTAATACATCATAATCCTTCCATTCTGTACCAGTAACAGTACTGCATACGAAGAATTCTGTATCGATATTATATTCACGAACTATTGCAGTACCACCACCATCAGATGTAACTGTTTCACCAACTTTAAAGTTACCAGTTATGTCACCAATAGAAATATTACGAGCAACTGAATTCTTAGTCATATCAGTTGTGATAATATCATGAACGGTATCATCTACAAGTTGATCAATGAATGTATTATAAGTCCAAGCACCAGCACCAAACTGTGAATTAACTAGAGTTGTAATCTCCTCTTTATAGTAATTTCTGTTGTAAAGTAAGTTCTTAGCAGCACCCCGTCCCTCCATCTTAGCAGGAGCAAGAATATCAACTGCTAAATCAGTTAATTCTTCTAATCTACGAATTACATCTTCAATTGCTACTGGAGATAAAGAATCTGTATAAGGAGCTTCATCTGTATGTTGAGCAACATATTGTTGAGCAGTTGAAGTTCCATTAAGAGCAACTAAACGATTTCTAAGTGCATGCTCACCAATAATCTTAATTTGTTCAATACCATAAACTGTTGCTAATAGTTCAGTTTCAACATGATTTAAGTTTCCTGCGGAAGTTAAGTAGTATTCCATAGCAGCAACGGTACTATTATTACCACCTGTCTGAAGGTCAGAAATAATACCAAGAATGATTAACTTAATATCTCTTTGACACTTACCTTCACCTAAAGCACCATCTGGATAAGTATGTGCATTATAGTTTACACTGTTAAGTACATAAGTGAACTCAGCAGTGATTAATCCTGTAATCTCCTCTGCAATATATTTTCTATTGAAGTAAAGTCTATCAGCAGCGATAGCATAATCATTATCTGTAGGAGCAATAATATCATTAACAGATGTAACTAAAGTATCGATAGCAGACTTAACGTTTGCACATCCACCACCATCTTGAGTAATACCCCAATCACCAACAATAATATCATCAGTGTTATCATAAGTTAAATCACCAGTAATTGCTTGCTTCATGTAATGAGCAAGACGATTATGTGCATAAACTGACTGGAATACTTGTAATCTGATGTGTAATAGAACATCATTAGTACCAAGATAGAACTTACCAACATTAGTACTATTCAAGTTACCACCATCTTCAATATCTCTACAGAACTCTTCAAGGAGTAATGTTAAGTCAGTCTTACATTGTAAAGTACCATCTTGAGTACCACCTACGTTACGAGGCATTTCAAGTACAAGATCTGGATATAATGTAAGCATATCGTGAGATGTCTTATCTACGATAGGTCCAGCATTTGCACGAATTAATGCAGCAGCATCTCTAAATCTGTTGCGTGTAGTCTCATCAATTTGATTAGTAACAATGATATCATTAGTAGCATCATGATAAGAAATTGGGAATGGAACCTCATAGTATGCACTAACTTTACCACCAAGGAAATCATGCTTAGGAGTTAACTTAGTAACAGTTGCAAGATGATCTACAGCAGGTGATAGATTTGCTTGAGTGACAGTATCAACCAAGATATCCATCAAGTTATCAATAGTTGTGTATACATCAGTACAATCTGCCCAACTGTAATCTAATACTGAAACAGCATTATTTGCAATAGAAACTAACTGATGAGTATTCTTAACTTTCTTAACAGCACCATACTTAGCAGAAACAAATGTATGTGCAGACTGTGGTAAGAAGGCTACAGCGTTAGTTGTAGCACTTACGAATGTATGAGTGTAATCTCCACCAGAACTAATTACTGCTCTCTTGATTCCATTAGCAGTTGCAGACTGGAATGCATGAGACATAACGTTAGTTGATGGTACTGCATCAAGAACCTGAACGTCAAATGTATTTGTAGTAACTCCAGAAATAGTAACCCACTTACCACTAACAGGATCACTCTTTCTTGGATAAGTCTTAGTTACAGTATTACCATCAAGAGCACAAGTAAATGATAGTGAATTATCAGCGATCTTGACTTTCTCACCGTTAACGAATCCATGATTAGCAACTGTGATTGTCATAACACCTGTAGTTGGGTTATATGAAGCATTGGTTGCTGTAAAGTCGCTATTAGCACTAACAAATGTGTGAGCTGTTGTGTTAGAAGATGTACCAACATTAACTGTAATTGTGTTACCTGTTACAGCAGTAATGTTAACAGCATCGTTGTATGCTGGATCATCAGCAGATGCACCACCTTGACCGTTTGCACGAGGATAAGTATGGTTAGAACCATGACTATCTTGAGCACAAGTAAAGGTTAATGAATTATTAGCAATTCTTACTGATGTACCAACTGTAAGATTATGGTCACCAATTGTTAGAACTAATAAACCAGAAGCAGGAGTAAAGCTTGCAGCAGATACTTCATGACCGATAATAGGTGAAGAACCAACATTAACTGTAATTACACCAGTCTTTCTTCTAAGTCCCTTTGTAGCAAATGACTTGAATGTATGAGTTGTTGTATCAGAAGAAATACCAAAGTTAACATCAAATGTATTAGTTGCAACGTTAGATATTTGCATCCACTTATTCTGATAAGGATCAGTTGCTCTTGGATATGAATGATCTGTTTGATTTCCATCTAAAGAACATGTCATAGTTAAAGCATTATCAACAATCATTACCCAATCACCGTTAGACCATCCATGATTAGCAAGAGTGATTGTTGCAGCACCTGTTGCTGGAGTATATGAAACGTTAGTTGGTGTATGATGTGTATGTCCTACATGCTTAACAGGAATAGACTTAAGATTACCATAAGGATCTGTTGAACGAGGATAAGTCTTATTAGAAGATCCTCCATCCATTGTGCAATTAAATGTTAATCCATTATTTGCAACTGTAATACTTGATCCAACACTGATACCATGACCACTACCAATAGTTAGAGTCATATCACCAGTATAAGCATCATAAGTTGCTGCAGAAGGTGTAAATGTCTGGTTAGTACCAGCAGGATTTACATTAACTGTAATTGTTCCAGTTTGTCTCTTAACACCACCAGAAGTAGCAGATACAAATGTATGAGCAGTTATGTTAGAAGAAATACCAACATTAACTTCAAATGTATCAGCAGTGATAGCAAAGATATCCAACCATCTATTATAAGTTGGATCAGTTACTCTTGGATAAGCATGGTTAGAACCATTACTATCTTGAGCACAAGTAAAGGTTATTGCATCAGCATCAAACTTAACTCTATCACCAGCAACTAATCCGTGTGAAGCAGATGTAATTCTTAAAATACCAGTTGTAGGTTCGTAGTTAGCAGTTGAAGGAGTAAGACTTGAAGTACCAACAGAAGCAACAGGTATTGCTTTTGCAGAGAACTCATCTTTATTAGTACGAGGATAAGTCTTATTAGCTTGATTGTTATCCATTGCACAAGTGAATGTCAATGAATTATCATCAATAGTAATACTATCATCGTCTGTTATATCATGTGATCCAATAGTTAATACTAAGTTACCAGTAGCAGGATCATATGTCGCAGCAGTTGGAGTATATGGTTGATCAATAGTATCACCAAGAGACTTACCAATATCAACAGTAAATGTATTTGTTGTTGCCTTTCTTACTCTTAGAGCAGAAGTATAAGCAGGATCTGTGACACGAGGATATGCATGATCTGTTCTCTTACCATCGATATGACATCTGAAGGTTAATGAACCAGCATCAAGTTTAATTGCATCACCCATCTTATGAATACCATTTGCCTTAGCAGATACAAATGTATGGGTATAGTCACCACCAGTACTTACTACAGATCTGGTAATACAATTAGTAGTAGCAGATACAAATGCGTGAGTTGTAGTATTAGTTGGTGATGTTCCCTGTAGAACATTGATAGTAAAGGTATTTGTTGTTACAGCAGTAATTGGAACAAATCTGTTACTAATTGGGTCTGTAGATCTTGGATAAGCATGGTTTGTTGCGTTACTATCCTCAGCACAAGTGAATGTTACTCCACCATCAGCAATCTTAATATGTTCTCCAACCTTGAATCCATGATTGTTGACAGTCAATACCATGTTACCAGTGGATGCTGTATATGAAACAGTTGATGGAGTATAAGTGTTATTTGCGTCTATAAATGTATGGTCATAGTTACCACCAGCAATTAGACCACCAGATAGTGAAGAAACATATGCATGAGTAGTTGTGTTAGAAGAAGTATTAACATTCAGGGTAATAGTTCCATCCTGAACCTTGATACCGTTAGATGTGGCACTTACATAAGTGTGTGCAAAATCACCAAATCCAGTAATACCAACATTAACATCAAATGTGTTAGTTGCTGCAGCGACAATAGGAGTCCACTGGTTAGCAACTGGGTCAGTAGCACGAGGATAAGTATGGTTTGTTGCGTTACTATCTCTAGTACAAGTAAAGGTTAATGAATCAGCGTCAAATTTAACCTGACTATTTGCTTTCAATACACCATTAGTTGTAGCAGATATGAATGTATGAGTAGACTGATCGTTTGCAATACCAACATTAACATCAAATGTATTAGTTGATACATTTTGAACAGTCAACCACTCAAGGTAGCAAGGATCAGTAGCACGAGGATATGCATGCTGTGATTGATGATTATCCTTACTACAACTGAATGTTAAAGCACCTTCAGTAATTAAAATTCTATCACCATTAGTATATCCATGACTTGATTTTGTCAAAGTCATTATTCCTGTTGCAGCATTATAAACAGCACCAGTAGGTGTAATCTGTGAAGCAGCAGTCAATCCATGACCGTTACTTGTAATTTGTAGAACACCTGTAGTAGGAGCATAGGTAGCACCTGTAGCAGTCTTATTAGAAGTACCAACAGCAGTAATTTCTATTGGAGCATCATATGCTCTAT